GTAAAATTGAAAAGTATCGAGAAAAAACCCCTCAAGAGAAATTAGAATTGAGAAGTTACGATTCATACCCATTCAATCAAAAATTATCTCAATTTTTTGATGACAAACAAGATGAGATGGAAATGACGGGGAAAAATGAATATGTTCTAACTTCCGATGAAGTTGAAGATATTAATTCAAGTGATATTAAAAATTCCTTCCAACCTGGTTCTCAACGAGATGATTACAAAACCTCATTCAAACGATAACAAAAACTTTAAAGGTGTCTTAATAGACACCTTTTTTAATTTGACTTTTTACGATTTATCACTTATACTTATGTAACAATTTAATTAATCTTAATTTATAACACATGAGTTCATTAGACGCCGTATTGGCACAGTACGAAAATTCAAAACAATCAGGGGGCGGGGCCCAAGGAAAAATGTCGCAAGACGAAAGAATGAAAAAATATTTTGCACTTATCTTATCGGATAAAGAGCAATCTGGACAAAGAAGAGTTAGAATCCTACCTACGAGTGATGGTTCATCACCATTTAAAGAGGCTTGGTATCATGAGATACAAGTTGGGGGACAATGGCAAAAATTCTACGACCCGGGAAAAAATGATAACGAGCGTTCACCTTTAAATGAGGTTTACGAAGAGTTAATCTCAACCGGAAAAGAATCTGATAAACAATTAGCTGCTCAGTATCGTTCTCGTAAATTCTATATCGTAAAAGTTATCGATAGAGATAATGAGGACCACGGAGTTAAATTTTGGAGATTCAAACACAACTACAAAAACGATGGTATCTTAGATAAAATCATCCCAATTTGGAGAAATAAAGGGGATGTTACCAATTCTCAAGAAGGTAGAGATTTAATTATCGAATTATCTAAAGCTAAAACTCCAAAAGGAAAAGAATACACGACTGTATCTACAATTATGTATGAAGACAAAGGTCCTGTACATACAGACCAAGCACAGGCAGATGCTTGGATTAATGATGAGTTAACTTGGTTAGATGTTTATTCTAAAAAACCGGTTGAATATCTTGAAGCAATTGCTCGTGGGGAAACTCCAAGATGGGATTCAGATAAAGGTGGATATTCTTACGAAAGTGATTCAGTCGGTACAGAGTCTTTTGGTGGTGCTAAATCAAATGAAAGTCCTATTGACCCACAAATGAATGATTTACCTGATGAAGAGCTTCCATTCTAAAATAAAATAATAAAACTTGGACCGTAAGACATACTTATTGTCCAAGTATTAATAATATTATTATATGACATTTAAAGAAGAAATTGATTTACAATTGAGGGACAATAAAATGTTGTCTTATGAAATTTTAAGTCAACTAAAAGATAAAACTTACTTTTCAGGTAGGAGTAAACAAATTGGTGATAGCGTTTTATTTGGGATGTTAGATGAGGGGGTTAATGAAGAAGGTGTGAACAGTATTCGATTAATCACTTTTCATGAAGAAGAAGTTGATGTACTATATGAAGAGGACCCTTCAAAATACAATAGAAATAAAACAAACAAATTACCACACATTAAAAAAATAGAAAATGGCAATTAAGAAGAAAACATTCTCATTAGAGGATATTAAAGGTAAATTCTCAACAAAAACAAAATATAAACCTGAGAGTTTTTATAATTGTGGTGAGGCGTTTATGGATACGGTTGGATTACCAGGTCCGGTGATGGGAGGAATTAATATGTTCTTGGGTCACTCAAACACATCAAAATCAACAGCAATGATATTGGCAGCGGTTGATGCCCAAAAAAAAGGACATTTACCGGTGTTTATTATTACGGAAAAAAAATGGTCTTGGGAACACTCGGTAGAACTTGGATTACAGGCAGAACAAAATGAGGATGGTGTTTGGGACGGTCATTTTATATTTAACGATTCATTTGACGTTGTTGAACAAGCAACTGATTTTATTAATGATGTGTTAGATGCTCAAGAAAGAGGTGAAATACCTTATAGTCTATTATTTTTATGGGACTCAATTGGGTCAATTCCCTGTCAAATGACATTTGACGGAAAAGGTGGGGGAATGCACACCGCTAAAGTACTTGCTGATAAAGTTGGTATGGGTATACATTCAAGAATATCTAAATCTAAAAAAGAAGATTATCCATATTATAATACCGTGGTTTTTTTAAATCAACCATGGGTACTCCTTCCTGATAACCCGTTTGGCCAAGCGGAAATTAAGAGTAAGGGTGGTGAGGCGATATGGTTAGCAAGTAGTTTGGTATTTTTATTTGGTAATCAAAAAAAGGCGGGTGTGAATCATATTACGGCAACTAAAAATGGTAGAACAATTTCCTACGCAACTAGAACAAAAATCTCTATATTAAAAAATCACGTGAATGGAATACAATATAAGGATAGTAAAATTATTGTAGTGCCTCAAGGATATATTGCGGACACAAAAGAGTCTTTAGATAAATATAAAAAAGAATATTCTGGATATTGGAACGCAATACTTAGTGGTACGGGGGAGATTATACTTGATGAATCAGAAAAAGAAAGTTTTGAAGAAGAATAAAAAAAAGTTATAATTATTCTACTTTTATCACATTTGTAGATATTTATTAATATGGGAAGAAAGAAAAAAGAAGAAATTGAAAAGAAAGTTAAGATTGGAGTCTCAATAGACCCCGAACTTCCACAGTACTTTAAGGATAAATCTATAAATTTATCTTCCCTTGTTAATAAATTATTAAAAGAATATATTAGAAATGGAAACTAAAGTTTGTAGTAAGTGTAATCTTGAAAAAGAATTACCTAATTTTAGAAAAAGAAAAGATTCTAAAGATGGGTTTAGAACTGAATGTAAACAATGTTCTTATATGGTTTGGAAAAAATATAGGGATAATAACGATGAAAAAATAAAGGCTCAAAAAAGAAAAGAATACATTGATAACCGGGAAAAAATATTATTAAAAGTTAAAAATTACCGAGAAGAAAATATTGATGTAATTAGGGTAAAAGATAATGATAGGTCAAAAAAAAGATACCAAAAAGACCCAAATCGGTATAAAATATATTATGAAAATAATAAAGAAACTATTTTAACTTATAAAAAAGAGTGGTCAGAAAAAAATAAAGAAAAAGTTAAAGTAAAAAGAAATCTTTATCATTCTTTAAGATTAAAAAATGATGTTATTTTTCGATTAAAATGTATTATGAGGTCTAGACTTTTATCATTTCTTAAAACCCGAAACATTAGTAAAACTAATAAAACTTTCGATATTGTAGGGTGTTCACCGGAATTTCTTAAAGAACATTTAGAAACCCAATTTAGCGATGGTATGAGTTGGGATAACAGGGGTGAGTGGCATATTGACCACATCATTCCATTATCATCGGCAAAAACAGAAGACGAACTTTATAAGTTATGTCATTATGAAAATCTTCAACCATTATGGGCTGAAAATAATTTAAAAAAGAGTAACAAAATTATTGTATAACCTTAAATAGGTTTAATTGAAAAAAACATTATTAATTGACGGTGCCAACTTAATGAAGATTGGGTATCACGGAGTTAAAGAACTTTATAGTGATAAAAATCATTCGGGTGCTATCTACCACTTTATCAACACCATTAGAAAATTCCTTGAGGAACATAATTACGATAAGGTAGTTGTTATGTGGGATGCCGAACATAGTTCGTCCACTCGGAAAGAACTTTATCCTCAATATAAGACAAATAGAAAACAAAATATTAATGAATATGAACTTGAATCATATCTAACTCAAAACGCTCGTATTAAAGAATATCTTGAGGAGGTCTTTGTTAGGCAAGTTGAAACGCCTCATAACGAAGGAGACGACCTTATTGCGTATTATTGTAAAATGTCAACCAACGAAGACATTACCATATTTTCATCAGATAAGGACCTTACACAGCTTATCTCGGATAAAGTATCCGTTTACTCACCAAACTCAAAACAATACTTTAAACAGGGTGATATGATTACCATCAATAAAGTTCAAATTCCCCACTATAATGTCTTAACTTGTAAAATTCTTACAGGAGATAATTCTGATAATATTAATGGTATTGAGGGTTTAGGTGAAA